CTGCAATATTAAGACGTTCTACAATCTGAAAGTAACCCATGGTGCCGAGTGCTACGATAATTATTAATGAGACTACCGTCTTCATAGGCATCTGCACGGCTGCTTCTTCCCCGATATGTAATGGTTTGTTGCTCATCTAGGTATATATCCTGGTTGTATAAAAAGAGCTAACAATACAAAAGCTACAATTAGTGCACCTGTAAAATAATAATTCATTTTTAAGCCAATCATAAATTTAAAAAGATTATCCATCATTAGACACAGCTTGTCTAGAGCAGCAAAAAAATTATAAATCCATTTATCAATCATTTTTTTTCCATTTCATAAAACATTTTGTCCGTGTCTTCTGTAACCATGTCATTATCCTCTGCATCCCAGTATGTAGTCTGAACTTTGTAATCTGGCCAGCTGTCATCAGTAGTATAACTGTTAACGTGCCAAAGAATACGATTATTAGGCTGAGCTGCATAATTCCCGTTAGCAAGAGCCAGTATATGCGCACACTTGTGTTCTTGAGGAATTTCAGAATGTTCCACATCCAAAATATTACTTTCCGGATGAGCCCAATCAACTGTGAATAAATAGTTTCCATGATAAAATTTTTTATCTAAACCTAAAAATTTACCTTTTAAACCAGCCAACCAATCAAAGCGATGGACACTAGGCCAATAACTAAAACAATTCCACAATTCCAACTCGTGCGTCTGCATATCCGGCACATTGGCTCTATCATGCGATTTTTGGAAAAACGCTGAGATAGGCAAGCGCCAAAAGCACGCGCCATTGGGAAGCATAATGTTAAATAGGATAGCCCGACCTGGAATAGAGACAAGACCAAAGATAACACAGTCACTAGACTCTCCTTGATGTTCTTTAAAATCATAAAGATACTCCTTTCTTACTTTACAGTATATTGGTGGTGTGTTTGCATTTAAATAAGACATCTAGCATTTCCATCTTCTTCTAGCCTGTCTAATTCTTGAGTTTGGATCATTTCTTGTTTTAGCAGAAGATCTTTTTAACTGTCCTAGAGATCTTGCACAATAACTTTTTCTTCTTTTAGCAGCAGTTGATCCTTTTTTTACTTTTCCTGTTACTGCAGTTTTTAGTTTACTTCCAGGATTTGCTGCCCTGTAAGCTCTTACACCTTTTGCTGTCATTCCAGCTCCAGATTTTGTTGGTCTATAATTAGCAGCTTTACCTGTAGTGGTTTTTCTAATAGGGTTTTCACCTCCCCGACTATAACCCATTACTTTTAAGCCTTGTTTATTCATCTTATGTAAATGTTATAGTTACACCACCAGTTCCAGCAATAGTTGCATGTATTCCGTCTAAAAATAAAATACCTGATCCAGGTAAATACATATCTAGACCTTCTTCTCCAAACAAATAAGTTGCAACAACATCACCTGTAGCTCCTCCAGATCTAAAAATAATAGATCCACTTGCGCTATTACCTTTTCCTTGAATAGATGTAAGTCTTGCTCTTCTGTTTTGTGCAACCATTTGTGCTGTTGCAGTAGCATGTGCTACCGACTGGTCTGATGTAAAACTTCCGCCACCACTCATAATTATCCGTTCTGACCTGTCATGTTAGGTCCTGAGTATTTGTCTGTTAACAAAGTATATGCTGCAATATTTGTTTTTGTTTTAACAAAAACTCCTGCAGGAAATAAAATTCCATCTTCAGGGAAAGTAAAGTTAATTACGTCTCCACTTGGAACATCACCTACGAACAAAGTATCACCACTATTCGATGTTGTTGTAAGCTCTAGAACACCAGCACCAACACCATCATTAGCAATAATAATACCTCGAAGTCTTATTGGTTGCGAAATGATAGCTGCGGCTCCCGCTGCGGCTGTGGATCTAGTTGCTTGTATATCGCTTTTGAAAGCCATAAAATTCTCCTGTGTTCGTGGCTCCCGAAGGAGCCACTAGTTTATTATTACGCTGCAAATGCAAATGCACCTGTAGTAGCATCAGCTGCACCACTCATTTCTGAAGCGATGTGCCAAGTACCATCTTCAAAACACATAAAAGCAATTTTGCTTCCAGTTGTAAAAAGATTAGTTGCTGCGTTTGCTGGTGTGTAAACTAATTGAGTTTCACCTGCTGCTGAAGTATCAAAAGTTACTTCGGCTGCTGCTCTAGATTCTATTAAAGAACCAGTTGCAAAAACATCAGTTCCAGCTGCATTGAAAGTTAAAGTTAAAACTCCACCTGCAGTGTCTTTAGCTTGAACATAAACTGCGATAGCACCTTTAGTTGCTGCTGGTAGTGCTACAGCACATGCTGCTGCACCTGTGTAGTCTACAGTTGCGATTACTCCATCAGCGATAGCAATGTTTGCTGCTGTTGCTGTGTCAGCTAAAAGTAAACCTGTAAGATCAGGCATACCTGAACTCATTCTAGTTGTAACTGCACCTGTTGTTGCGTTTTTTGTAGCCATTTGAAAGCCACCTTCAGAACGTACTGGTCCTGAAAAAGTAGTTGATGCCATAATATTCTCCTTTGTATAGCGTTCGTTATGTAGTCTCTATACCGTCTGCCTAGCCAGTCTACATAATAATTAATTTTCTAGGTCTTTTCATTATACATAAAAAAAGGGGCGATGTAAAACACCGCCCCTTCCTGTTAATACTGTTAGTATTTATTAACTAGTTGGTAAGTTTCCGTTACCAAAAATACATCTTGGATCAGAGAATCCAAAAGAGTATCTTTCTCTAGCTTTAAATCTCATGTTACCAGTATCGAAGTCACCTTCCATCGCTGTTTTGATTGGCGATCTAACGAACATTTTCATTCCGTTAGGCACGTCAGTCATCAAGAAGTATGAATCAGTATCAGTTAAGAAATTATTAATTCTGTAACCTTCTGGTACCATACCCATTGAACCGATGGCATTGATGTCATTATCAGCAGTTCCAACTCTCATTGGAGACTTCATGATTCTCTCAGCAGTAAATTGTAATTCTTTTGGAATTATCATTTTTCTACCTGAGGCAGCGATTTTAAGACCTCTTTCGTCTACAAATCCTGCAATGTCAATCAATGATTGCTCAAGTGAAGTTTCGTTAAGGTCTGCAGCAACAGCAAGAACGTTTGAGAAAGTACCACCAGTTGCTAATGGGTGAGCATTGTTAATTAACGATACTCCATCACCACCAGTAACAGTTGTTACTTGCGCGTTGTTCAATACGTTTGCAGCTTTAACTTGCTTCGTATTTGCCATAGATCTTGCAAGAGCTCTTGTGTATCTGCCCGCAAGTCTATCGTATAGGTTATCTTCGATCGCTTCTTCAGTGATAGCAAATGCTAAAGCGATTGTTTCGTGGTTGTATCTAGCTGTGAAAGTTTCACCTGCTTGATCGAACACTACTCCAGCACCTTCTTGTTTAGTTGGTGCAGAAGCGAAACCGCTTAACATTACTTCCTCTTCGAAAGCTCTGTCAGATGTTTCAGTAGAGAAAATTTCAGCATGCTGATTTTCATATCTACTATATTCCAGGCCGAATAAAGCATTCAAACCTGGCTCTAGTTCTTTAACTAGTTGTGATCGTGAAATGGCCATAGTTATTCTCCTTTATCCTATATACCTGTACCACTTCTGTAGAAGTGATTGTTGATTCTAACAAGAATGTTAGCATTTGAAGTCGCAGTATCAGAATTATCTGGGTCCTGTGAAATGTCAATTGCTTGTACAACAAATGTAGCTGCAGTACCTGTAGCAGATACGTCTAATTGTACTTTTGATATTCCTGTTTGTGTTACACCTGTAGTGTTAGTAACAGAGTAGTTAGCATACAGATTAGCTCTTGTAAAAGCCTCATCAGCATCCATTAAAAACACAGCATCTGGATCATCAACAACGAACGCAGTAATGTCGCTCGCTACCACTGAACCAGGGTAGTAGTTTTTGTATGTCGGCTTTTGAGTAGTTGGATCTGTATAAAAACATCCGTTAAAAACGCCCACAACAGCATCACTAGTGTTAGCAGTATGTCTTTCAATATTTCCTGCAGCAGTTGGTTGAACCAAATCGCCTTGGAAAATTGCAGTGGCATAGTTACTTGCAATAGTATATCTGTTTTGAGCTCCTACTAATGGTGTTCCGTCTAGCTTTCTGTACGGTCTTAGACCGAACTTTTCACTTACGTTTGCCATAGTTGTTTTCTCCTATTATGTTTATATTATCCAAGCTACATCGGGTAGGTAATGCAAAAAAATTATTTTTTACGACTACCACCAAAGGTAACTCTAGACTGCCTATTAATATTAATGGGCATGTCCGGGTGTTGCTCCTTCATAAGATCCCGATCAATCGCGTCTGTTCTATCTTGAGTAATTTTTCTAAAATACTCAGCACGACTTTTCAATATCTCCTCCGGTATCCTTGCCAACACAAGGCCACCAATTCCGATTAAACCAGCGTGTTTTCCTTCATGGATAACAGGGTAATCATGTTCACCGATCTCACTTAAAATAGTTTCGGCTTTAACGAATTCCCAACCTTCTCTCAGTTTCTTAGATACATTACCTGGATCTTCGAATCCTGCAGTTGAAGTTCTTATCCATCTGTGTGCATAACCATGCGGTGCAGCTGGCGCATCCAAACTGGATGGTGGAGTCCAATCTTTTTTACGAGTTGATTTTTCTCTCGTACTAGACCCGCGTGAAGTTTTGTAGTTTTCCATTTTAAGCTCCTTCCTTCACGTATTTTGCGTATTCCTCTAGTGGCACCCCTAATTTCTTAGCGATAACTACCTGCGACTTGGTGAGTTTCACAGACTTGCGTCCACCTGACCTTCTACTAACAGAAGCTACATTCTGGACGGGTGCAGCTTTAGTTGTTTCTTCAGCAGAAGATTGAGCAAATTTCTGAGGGAAATACTCCTTCATACGTTTGTTGATTTGATTATAGTATTCATCACTCTCAGATTCAATCCCCTCCTGCAACAGGTCTTCATGTATTCCCATAGCTGCAGAAGTCATAACTCTATCAGATCCAAACCAATTATTATCTTCAGCCCATTGCTGTGCTTTATAGCTAATTTGAGGTTGTGGAGCCTGTGAGTCTTGAACAGGTTGTGATTCTACTTCTTTTTTCCTTGACTCTTTGTCCTGTAGAGTCATTGAAACTTTTTCTTTTTCAACTGCTAATTTAGTCAAAGTATCCTGAGCTTCTGTAATTGCATCAGTATCCTGTGAGTCATAAGCAGATTTTAATGCAGCTTTTGCTTTATCTCTTTCAGCATCAATTCTTGCATTATATTCTTTTAGATAATTAGTATCAGTTTCTTCAAACTGATTTTGAACATTATCATATTTGTTTTTTAAACCTTTCGCATAATCAAGTGCTGCTCTTTCTTTTCGCTCAGCTTCTTTTATTTGAAAAGTTAATTTTTTAATCCTTTTTTGAACTTTTTCAGAATAGCCTTCTAAGTCAGCGTATTCTGAATCTGTTTCTTCTTTTTGTTCAAACTTAGGTTTTGTTTCTTTTGGTTCAACTTCTTCAGATGCCTTAGCTTCATTCAAAAGTTCTTTCGCAGTTTTTTGATTTGATACATCTGTATACCCAAGATCAACTTCTTCTTTTTTTTCAAAAGCAGTTGTATCCTCTTGAGGTGTTTCTACGTTAATTGTTTCTTCATTTACTCCATCTGTATCTATTTCAACAGATGCTTGATTGTTTTCTTCAGCCATTTAATCCTCCTTAATAATGGTGCAAAATATCGTTGGGGTCGCTTATAGTTGAAATGACTTCGTCATCATTTAAAACTCTAACTTCTCCTCCGTCTATTTTGAATCTTGAACCTGCATACCTACTAAAAATTATCCATTCATTTAGTTTGCACCAAGGCCCTTTAGGAAATTTTTCTTTGTCGTGATAACAAAGGTCTCCCATTTTAAGCACAAGACCACACACTGTAGTCATTTGTATTGTTTCTTGCGTTGTATCAGATAACCACAAACCACCTTTGGTTTTCTTTGGTCCTGCAAAAGGCAGAACTAAAAGTCTATATCCAGTTGGTGTTGGTAATTTATCTAATGTTGATTTGTCGATCGCTTTTGGATCAAGGACTGTTTCTACTTCATCTTTTGCCTTGTAGGCATCGAGAAGAGCTTCAGTCCGTTTCGGTGTCTCCGTGGACTTCATCTTCATACTCCGTTGTTGACAGCAGGTCTTTAAGACTCTGTTGCAGATCTTCTAATGATCTGATTTGACCCCTAATATATTGTAGCTTCTCCATGGTGTCAACACTATATATAGCGTATGATTTTAGTTTCTCGACTTCTATTTTAATTTTTTTTTGAACAAGCGATATTGTATCTATATCCATTATTTCATTTTCTGTAACATCATTTTATTTTCGCCTTGATCTAAGGCCTTAAAATTCCAATAAGTTAAAGCTTTACCTATAACTTCGATATCGTAAACATAGTAATCATCAAAAATAAATCTTGTGCCTTTTCTTGATTTATCTGCAAACCAAAGAGCTTCACGCATAACATCTTTCGTTGTGTGTGGCCCATCAAAATGTACTAAATCAAAAATCTTATCTGTTGAATTAAATAAGTTCATGTATTGTCTGTCCGTAAAATGATAAAAATTAAAATTTTTGTTATTAGCAAAATCTTTCACTAATTCTAATCTCATTTCATCTGGATAGACTGGAGGTGTATCAGTCCACTCACCATCTCTTTTCCATTTTATTCCACGTTCTTTTTGTTTATCAAAATGCTCATATTCTCTACTTCCATATGGATCAATAGCTATATGTTCATAGGGTTTATTTCCAATTCGTTTTTTTAAGCCCATCATTATGACTTGAGATCCAAGTCCTTCACGAACTCCAATCTCACATGTGGTAATTGATTTAGGTTCTTCAAAAAATGGTAATGTCTCACACCACTTTTTAAGTAGTTCGTATTCTGTGCTATCACCTCTGATGGTCATAGCAATTATATAGATTAGTTTAAATTAAGAAGCAATTAAAAAACGCCTTCGAATTTGCCACCTTTAATTGCAGCACCCATTCCTCTAACTTTTGCTTCACCACCGTGACTAAATTCAGGAACTGGTCTACCTCTACCCGCATCTCCGTAGGCACTTGTAGTTGTATCCATCATCATTGAAGCAGGTGGTTTTACTATTTTTCTTCTATTTAATTCTAGTCTTCTTTCATCAAGTTTTGATTCTAATACTCTTCTTTTTCTAAGATTAGGTATTTTCTTACTTGGACCTTTTGGACCAAATCTTCTTTCATCTTTTTTTTCTAATATCATCGTTGGTGGGTTTTTACCGACATAGTTACTTTTTCTACGTCTTCTTCTTTCCGTTTTGTATCTAGGGTCTGATCTTCTGTTTAATTCATCTTCCATTATATTTTTCCTTGTTTCTTTAATTTCTTTATATCACCTTTGGTAAGACCTGTTAAGTCTATCTTCGGTTTTACCGATGTAATATCTGGAGATATTCTTTTCGGTTTAAATAAGTTTTTTATCCATATCCATATTTTCATTTTATGTCCTCACGTTAGTTGGTTTTGGCCCTGCATTACTTACTGATCTTTTTCTGGCAACAGCAGATGCCTTTTGCGACTTTGACATCGCTGTGGCTTTTGCAAGTGGTACGCACTTCGGATACTTCCGACTTGAACCACTGGCAGATTTTCTTCCACACTCTTGAAACTTGCCACCTTTTTTCTTTGCTCCAATATCTACCCATTTTTCATTAAACCATTTTGTTAGTCCACCTGTACTCATAGCAGGTACACAATTTGGAACCATACGATTCCCTTTTTTCTTCATACCTTTTTGCATATAGCCTTCCCAGCATGAACCTTTTTTATTCATTACTTTACACCTTGAAAGTTAAGTCCTCTAATAGCTATTCCGCCACCTCTTGAAAATTTTTTAGTAAAAGTTATTTTTCCACCTTTAGTAGTTTGTTTATTAAATTTATTTTTGGATTGCCCGTAGTTACCTTCAATCGTTATATTACTTGATTTTCCAACTTTTATGTTTTTACCGTAAGTAATATTTTTTGACTTAGTTTTTAATGAATCACCACCTGAGGATTGTGTATTTTTATTTTTACTAATACCAAAATTACCATATTTAGAATAAATATCTAAACCAATTCCTTGATCATCTATTTTTGTTTTACCACTTTGTGTTGTTTGTTTAATTAAGTAGGGAGCTACGTCTACACCTTTTTTAGCTTTGATTATTCCTGACTTTTCTAATCTTCCCATTGCTGACTGTGATCCTGCAGTAACAGCCATACCAACTTTTGCACCTGCTGGTTTAGGTCCTTTAAAATCTTTTCTTTTTGTGCCACTTGGATCTTTAATTTTACCTGCACAAATTTTACTAGCATATGCGTTCGCGTATGCTGACGGATAAACTTTGAACTTACGTTTCGCTGCGGCTTTTCCTCTAGGGCATAATTTTGTCATATCTGTTGCATCCTTTTATCTTTAGATAGTATATTTTTTTCTGCTTTGGGTCTAGCCTGTGAATCCTTACTTCTTTTACGAAGTTGAGCCACTGCAGAATCTTTTAAGAGTCTTTCTTTTTTTGCTTTTTGTAAGTCTCTAATTAAATTCATTTCTTGCCCTTAAATATTTGTGTTCCCTTTATACCGTAAACGCTCGCCACGACAAGAATCCACAAATTTGTGAACCAGCTAGGAAGCGTTGAGAAATACTCAAAGAACAATTTCACTTTCTCCATAGCAGTCGGATCGTCACTCATGACTGCCCAAGCAAGCACCAACACGGGCGCAGACAAAATCAATAAAATAAATTCGTCCTTATAATCTGCTTGTCTTGCCTCTAACAATTTGCCCTGGTATTCGCTCTCTCCACGGGCCATCTTATCAGCATGCATCAATTGTGCATCAGCCATCTTCATCTTAGTCTCTTGCTTCTTCTTATAAATATGCGTTGCCGCGTTTAAGCCAAGTTTAAGTGCACTGAACCACATTTTCGTATTTCTCCTGTCTTCGTAAACTCATATATTCTATCATCATCTCAACACATTCGTAAGCCCTACCACCTGACAGCTTCCATTTGTAAGTTTGTGACCAATGAGACTTCCTAACCCTTGGTTTTACTACTCTTCCACCAAAAAAATCTGCAAATTTTTTAACTGAGTCTTCATCACACATTTCAACAGAACATTGAAACGATTTTCTACCATCACCTTTACCCCAAATACCAAAACTTCCTTCACCATCAAACAAACCAGCTAGGAAAAGTAATTTATTTTTTTTTGATAGATTTTCGTAAGAGTTTTTTTGCATTTTTGAGTGAGATTCCTTGTGGGTTTGGTCCTTTCTTAGGCGGTGGCCCAGATTTTTTTCCTCCACTTAATCCTTTTCTCATTTTTGTTGGATTTTCTCTCTAGCTACTTGCAAACGTTCATCTGATTGCTGATCTTGTTGCGCAAGTTTATCATAATCATATTCTAAACGTTGAACAGCTCTTTGATTTTCCATATCTTGCTTAAATCTTGTCTCTTCTGCTTTTCTTTGTAGATCCATAGCTCTTAAATCTATTTCTTGTTGTTTAATTCTTACTAATGGATCTTGTTTTCCTGCTTGTGTTTGCATTTCGCCTTGAACAAGCTCTTGTGTTATCCTTGCAGCAGCTTTTGCCACCTCAGCCTCAAATGCAATTTCAAATTGTTCCGGATCTGCTTGTGCAAGAGCCATCATTCTTTGGTCTTGCATCATCATTGCTTTAACTTCTGCTTTAGCTTTGAATGAAACGTGATCAGATATGTGTGATTGTAACAAAGCATACACTTGTGGATTGATTTGAACCATTCTTGATTGCATAAATGCCATGTGTGCAGCTAAATGAGCGTCATGATCTTGAAATTCAAACGCTGTAAGTAGTTTCATCTGTAATGCACGTGCATTTTCCTTAGCAGGATCCAATGGTTCTGGTTGTTT